AGTTTGCTGGCCGTTAATTGTTAATGTGTCGTTCTGTTCAATCGTGTGAATACGGTCTTTCAGTACCGTTAACTGGTCATTTAACCCGATCACAATATCGCGTAACTGCCCGATGATTTGCACATAATCGCCACTATTCACTAAATGCATATTGGCTAATGAGCCCAGGGTAATATCATCACCCGCCATTACTTCAAAACCGCCTAATGTTTCAATGAGTTTTTGACCTGTGATATTTTCTTTACTGTGCTGCTCAACATTGATTTCATGGCTACCGAACTTTGCTAGATAGCGGTCGGCTTGCTGCAACTCTTCAAATGCGCGACTTTCTTTCTTTTGGTCTGTGGCATCTGTTTTATTACCGGCGGCATCAATACGATCAAATACTTCATCGCGTTGCTGCTGTAATTGTTCGCCTGGTTCTATATCTGGCAATGACCAAGCGTCACCTAATATGGTACGGATAAACGGTTTATCACTACGGCCATAAGCAAAAGCAACTTCGACAAGCGTGCCTTCTGTTGGCATAGCCAATAAGCCTTGCTCATTACCACCAAACATAACCGGCAGTGAAACCGCTTTATACAATGGTACTTTTACATCGTCACGACCATCTCCATCTAGCAGTTGAATATCAACCGCAAAGCGTGGCCTAAACGGGTTATTCTCATCACCAGCTTGTGCTTTCTCCGTTACATTAATAACCCGGGCAAAACGTGGTAAGTGGTGGCCAGCTGCCAGTTCAGGAAATAGAAACTGCAGTTTTCTTTTTTCTGCGGGTTCTTTTTCTCCGGTTTGCCAATACAGCGTCATTTGGTTTTCTTGAAATTCAACACGGTTTAAGCGCTTACCATTGATGATCACACCAGGACGAACCGATGGCATGACCGCTAATGTCATACTGTTGCCGCCCTTTTGTTCTTCGCTTAATTCATTGGGAATAGTAACCGGCTTAGTGGACCAACGGCTATCAGCATAACTGCCGATAAAGATGGTGCCATCGGTTTGTTGGTACCAACAAAAATCATCGACTGAAAATGCGCGACCTAGGTTATTCATTAACTGATAACCGGTGCCTTGCGATGTGAAATTAGCAATGCGCTTGGTGGTGTAATCGGTATCATTAGGTAATACGAACTGTAAGCCGGTATCAAAACTCAGCTGCTCAACAATTTCACTTAATGTCGGATGCTGAATGCTAACAGGCCAACGCGCGGCTAATATACCTGCGCGTTCCCTGGCAATAATTCGGGTATAGCCATTTTCTGCTGGCTGGGATTTAGTAATGAAACCATCAAAGTAATGCTTCATATCACCTTGATAACCAATATCAAATTGCACTAATTGCTTAGCACTCACTTCACCTTTAACAATAAATGTCGCTCGGCCACCTGCAGACAACTCAAAAATAATATGTTCATAGCTAAGTGGATATGGAATACCATCAATCGTAATGCGTTTATCTAATTTCATGCTAACCACTCATCAACTTGACTTAATACCTGGGCAAACCCTGTTAACTCAGGCTCTTGTTCTTTAGGTTGGTTAACCGTTGCAGGGTGTGCCTTTGCTGTCACTATATTAGTATTATCAGTCGCAGTCGTTGCACCTTGAGGCTGTTTCTCTGCCTCTCTCGCGGCTTTCACTTCCGGTACAGATAAATACTCTCGTAGCGTAAAACTGACTTTCCAAGCCATTAAGTTTTCTTGTTCGTCTGCTTGCACCCGACCAGTGAAGCGTACCTGGCGAATTTTCATTGCTTTGGCCAGCTCATTACCAATACGGTAAATTTTACGCTTACCGTCTTCGGTTTGCTGGGCAAGCGTGGTTAACCGGTTTAAATTCGCCACGTTTTTAAATGCAATCAAGCCAGTGACCGCCATCACCTTACCTTTGGTTCCCTGCTCAGCGGTATCCGTTGTCGCACTTTGCCCGCTCATGTCGGATTCTTTTAATTCCATGCTTAAATTTATACGCGGTGATTTTAGCGGGATAATTTCAGCATCTAAGGCGATTTGGGTCATGCAAATAACTCCGATAAAAAGGTTAATGGCGACGTACTAATAAACAATGCCGCAAAGGTATAAGTATGATCATGACCTGGCATTGATGATTGGGCCAAACGGGTACTTATCACATTGGCTTTACCTGTGGCCGAAAACTGATAAACCTGCACATTGCTGTTTTTTAATTGGTCCAAGGCACCATGCCAGGTAGTTAATTGCGCATTACGTTTACCCGCTAACGCCTGCAGCTTTTGCATCGGTGTTTGCTTATCGCCGGCAATGCTTTCTAGTTGTGCAACTTGCCCGCCCTGGTACTGCAATACTTGACGCAGTGGTTCTACATTTATAGGTGCTTGAGGCTTAAACCTTGGTTGCACAATAGGTAACGGTTTAATTAACTTAGATTGCGCTTGGCCGAGTGCTTGATTACTGCGTCTTGCAACTATGCCCAATTCGGGAATAGGTAAGACATTAAAGAGCTGCTGACAATGCAGCGCAAAGTCACCCATATTCTTTTCAGCAATCATAATGCCTTGCACATATAAATCACCGGCAGGTAAATAATCATCTTGAACATCGATAAGTTTATTCGCTAATGTCTGCACTGCACTCGGCGCGGAAAGATGATCACCATTACCATTTTTGGTACCGACCTGGTGTTGGTATGGATGCACACACAATATTTGTCCCTGGACTAATAACGCTTCAAGTTGTTGCCGATTCGCTAATAATGATTCAGCGTCACTGCTGAGTGGGTGACGCGCGAACGCCACCTTATTTTCAATCGCTTTAACTTTATTAATGGCGCTATCCATCACGCCATTAACTTGATTTAATACCGAATCACTGCTGCTTTGGATGGCCTGTGCTGATTCCGGCCATTGGTGTGAAGCTAATTGCCAAGTCATACAAGCCCCGATAATACTGGGCGATCAACAAACGGGAAGTTTTCCACACTTGGGTAATCGCTCAGTAATTTTCTATCTTGTAGCAATAGGTTGTATTGCTCCGCCGTGAATGGTGACGTTCTTAGCTCTACAGGGTAGTGTTGGTCTTTTTCGTATTGGTCAATACGGTTGAGAACTTTGCTCAGTTCAGTGTCCCGCCATGCTTTTTCATTTTTTACTTTAACTGGTCGCTCACGTGCTTGGTCATATTCCCAAGCGTTTAGTATTTCATTCCAACTATCGAATTCACTCGGCTTTAGTAATGTGTGAGTATCTGGAATGGTATCGAGCGTTTCTATTTCATAATCACCGTCACGAGTTTTAGCGTAAGCTAATTTCCCGCGATAGTCTTCAATCTGCTGCCATTCATTAGCAATTAAACGTAAGGCAAAACCTGCCTTCTTTTCCGGTGGAGGTGTAAAAGTATGATCTACGGGCAAAGTAAAATTAAAATCACTTACAATTAACTCATTAGCTTCACTATCCCAATGCTGCTTCCCAAGCTCAATATCAAAAATTTTCCATTCATTATCTTCATAAAGAGTGGTTTGTTTTTCTTTATCGTGTTCTGGCGGCTTTTCTTTTATCGCCCACTCAGGGTAATCACCATCAGGGATACCAATAACAAAACGCTCACCAACAGACGACCAGTACTCAAAGTTGGATTTATCCTCAACTTCCACCCACGAATCGGTGTCCAGCTCATATTTACCAATAAGTCCTGCTGCACTTGGGCTGTAAACATTCTCAGTGAAGTCTGAGCCTAATGCTGTCCCTTTTGCTACGTGTTCGTCGCTATTGCCAAGCCACCAACCTAATGGATGGATACGAGATACTTGTAACGTGACAGATTTGCTTTTAATTTCATTCATTATGCAAGTCTCACTATCCAGTTAAATTTACGATTATCAATGGTGTTTTTGGTCGCGCCAAACAAGGCAATCGCAACACTATGCGCGTGTGAGCCGATGGATACAGAGTGAGTGTGCGCGCCAGCATTAGGCATCGAGTACCAACTACCATCATCGCTCGTGGCCTTTGATGAATAATAATCAAAACCGCCATCTGCATTTGCATCACCCACAAATTTATTTTGACCATTAACGGTATGAACATGAGCACCTGCAGAGGCCGCCGTTTTAGTTCCTAAATCAGCAGAGCCAATACTTGAACCTTCATGTCCGTGTTCTTTTACTTTCCCCTCTTCATAAGCAAGAATCAATTCACCATCACCTTTACCTACGATTCCTAAACCGCGCATGTCAGGCAAAATACCACTAGGATACGCTTTTAATGTTTCGGCTAAACTGGAAGAAAAAGCCTGTCCTTTCATAATGGCAAAACCTGTAGGGGCTATATCGGTAGGCCAAGGCATCGCCACACCAACAGGACATATTTTAGCGGCTACCTGCAACCATATATCTTCAACTGGCAAGTTATTCGGGCTGTATACTCGTTCGTTATTTTCATATATTGCGGCACTTGAATGTAAACCAGTAGTTTGATCAAGATCTAAACTAATTCGTTCTATTGCTGTGCCAGCGGACTCAACAGGCGTTATAAGTTCCCAGCCACTATGACTACCAAGATCAATTAATAAGTGCGTAGTGACTGACGATGCGACATCAAAATAAACCTCGATACCTTTTAGGCCATAAGTTCCGTCCGGATCTAAGTCAACGATTCGAGCATGACGTAGCGCACCATTTTCTTTATATCCATTACTACCCAGTATATTTATATACGGATTTTTCCCGTATGAGATACCAGCGTGAAAACGTACGTAGCCATGATAGCCAGAAGAACCATCAGTGATAACTAACTCGGCATTACAACGCGACCGGCCTGTTGCAATTCGAATCCATTTACCACCGTCAACAATGGCTGAGCTACTGTCAACCTTAGAAAATCC